CCACTACCAGCCATTCCAATAGGACGAAGACCAAAAGCTGTTTCGGCATTTGCCATTTTCAGTCTCTTTCCTCAGTTACAGTAGCCAATCACTGTTTTTGTGGGCCACCGAAGGTTACACGAGATTGACGATCAGGTTTACTGATCGTCATGGATGAATGTGAGTTCTCGCGCATCATGTCGTGATCAACAGCCTCCATCAGATCAGTGCTTTTCTGTCTGAAATACTGTGTGCGCTCCTCTACGGTTTCAAGAGGGATACGAGCGAGAACAAGACCGCCTACACCAAAAACACCTTCGAACCGTCCCGAATCGATAATGGGGGCTTCAAAATCAGGGTACTCATCGGCTCTTACCAATTCGTAGCCTTCGCGAAGACGGGCCGAAATATTCTGCCTATCCTCAAAGCCTCGTACTTCTGCACGAAGCCAACGATGTTGAAAGCCCTCCGGAGCAGGGGGTGCTTCTAATCTTGACGGGGGAGACCACGGCTTACGCTTAGACGTGTTTTCCCTGGTAGTCTTAGCGCGAGAAGTACGTTTAATGGCTTCAAACTCAGTTTCTTTGGTCATTAAATCTACTCCTTCACGTATTTCGCGTATTCTTCAAGTGGCACACCCAGTTTTTTCGCTATTGCGACTTGGCTCGGGGTGAGACGAACCTTTTTAGAGCGTCCAGGCGAACCTGCACGAGAAACAGATGCAACGGTCTGAGCGGGTCTTTTTGTAGCCCCGTTCAGCTTCTGCGGAAATTCACCCCGCATACGTTTATCAAGTTCATTATAGTACTCATCGCTAGTCGGGTCAAACTCTTCATTTTCAACTAGTTTTTTATGTAGACCAAAAGCGGCAAATGTCATGGCCTCGTCTTTTCCAAACCATTCATTTCTCGCGGCCCACGCCTCTGCCTTTGGATCTGTTGCAGAAGGCGGCGTAGCCTGGGCCTGGGCCTGAGTCTGGGCCTGAGCCTGGGCTTGCTGTTCCGCTAAGTGTTGCTGCTGTTGTTGGTATTGGTTCTGTTGAACTTTAGCTTGGTTAAGCCTTTCCTGGGCTACCGCAAGTTCTGTTAATTTTCTTTGAGTGGTGACAACTGCATCAGTATCGCCAAGCTCCATCGCGGTGCGAAGGGCGTTCTCGGCGCTCTCTTGTTCGCTAGAAATGCGCCCACCATATTCGGATAAGTACCCCTCATCCAAGGTTTTCATGCGGGTTTTTAGCGCCTCAGACTCCGCATGAACATTTTGAGCATATTCGATTGCCGTCTGTTCCCGGCGCTCGGACTCTCTCATGCGTTTCGTAAGCTTGTCGATTCGCTTCTGAACAGAGGTCTGATATTCCTCTTGCTCTTCCGATACAGATGTTTCTGGCGCAACTGCTTCCTGCCCCTGGCCAGCATCTACCCCTGTGTCTTCGCCTATCTCAACTTCTGTGACAACTTCATCATCACCGATTTCGATGGTTTTTTCTTCTTGTACTTGCTGTTCTTCCATAACACACCTCTAAAGACTCAAAATATCATCAGGATTATCAATAGAGGCCAAAATCTCGTCGTCGTTTAAGATCCTGACTTCCCCGCCTTCAATTCGAAAACGGGATCCCGCATAACGGGCAAAAATCACCCAATCACCCTCCTCGCACCAAGGGCCTCCAGGAAACTTCTCTTTGTCTTTATATGCTAGCGGACCGGCTTTGAAGACATATCCAACAACCGTTTGGATTTGTGCATCATCGCGAATAGCTTCGGGAATTATAATTCCACCCTCGCTTTTGCCCTTACCGCGATAAGGAAGAACAAGAAGCCGCCACCCTGTAGGGGAGGGCATTCGTTCAACTATAGTTTTATCGATAAGCTTAGGGTCTAACACCCGTTCCTCTGGAGGAACGTAAGCAGTGTGGAGAAAATCTTCAACACCTTCGCTTACTTCTTCCAGATCTATTTCAGCCGTCTCAGAATCAGTCATTTATGTGCTCCTGTTTTTCTAGCAGGCCCAAGAGTTCCTGTTGCACTAAATTAAGAGCGGTAAGCTCACCCATCAGGCTAGCGTACTGCCCCATGTCTTGTATGCCGTTGTGTTCTAATACATCTAAAATATGCTCTCGCCTATCTTTGATGGTTTTCTGAACAAAAACAACAATATCCATACGAATCGCTTTTCATAAAACATTCCGCGTTATGTCGCAGAATATTCCATGTTAAGCATGGAGTCAACTAATACGAAAGCGGCCACCGCGTTCAGCGGCACCCATGCCACGCTTTTTCCCAACGGTCGTTTTCCCAGTACCAATAGAAGGCCCTGCACGGCCCACGATTTTCCTGTACGGAACTCTGCCCTGACCCTTGATATCAGCGTAATTAACCGCTTTTGGTGCGTCCCCTGCGGGAGCACCCCAATATTTTACTTCAGCCATATCAACCTCGTTATTGCGTGTTTCGCATCTTCTCTCGTTCCGCAGCCGCCTGGATGCGGGCAAACGTCTGCTTCTCTTGACTCTGTATACGGTCCTGGAACTCTTCGCCCTTACGAACTTCCTTCTGCTGATCAAGCTGCAATTCGGCTTGATCCAAAGCCAGTTCGCCTTGGTCCCTGGTTTGCTTCATTTGCAACTCTTGTTGCTTCAATTGCACCAATGGATCGGGTTGCTGCTCTTGCCCTATATTAGCGACTTGAGAGCTTAATTCCTTCACCTTCTGCATACCTTGAGCAACAAACTGGGCTTTTAGGCCCTCTATTTGGACTGTTGGATCCCCTTGCATCTGCTGCCCTTGCATCTGCTGCATTATCATGCCCTTGGCTTGTTCCCCGGCCTGGATTTTCACATGCTCCATAACATGTTTTTGTAGTTCCATGGCCATTTGTGGCATCGAAGCCACAATTGGTGACGAACCAAAAATAAGATGCGCCATAATGTGCGCCTCGTGATGCTGCCCCTCAAAAGCATGTAGCGGGGCAGATTCGAGAGCCTTGATGTTTTCTTCCGCTGGATCTTCTGGTACTGGATCCCCTGCCGGAGGTTGATGAAGCATCTTATCAATATCACGAACGCCTAACGCTTCGTACATGCGGCGATATACTTCATACATGTTGTGCATTTGCGGTGCCTGGGCCGCTAACTGCATTTCTGTCTGTGCAAGAGCAATACGCTGCGCCTGGGAAAAGACATTCGGGTTAGATACCGGTACAACATCCACGCGGTCATCAAAATCTGACGCCATGATGCTCTGGTCGGCATTTTCTACCGAATAAGGATACTGTGCGGGCAAATAATTCGCCATAATGCTTGCCAGCATTTTGAACTCTTGCCGCATTGCATAGTGCATACGCTTATGCACTGCACTCATTACCCGTGTGCCCTGTTCCAGCATCGCAATAGTCGTGCCGACAGCAGCCTGTTGATTGCCGTCCCCAACCTTCAAATCTGTAATAGTGGCAAACCGCTGCCCCGCACTAACAACAAAACCCAAAAGTTGGAACAGAGTTTGGTCCGGGCCCTTGAAAGGTAGCGGCATGAGGCTATCTCTAATGGCCCCACCAGGAGCATCTACGTCTCTAAACTCCCCAGGTTGTAGGGGATCATCATCATCCCTTATCCGCAGCCCCCTTGCTTTAAAGCCTGCGGGTAGGTTTGAGAGCGTACCGGCATCAATAAGTTGCCTTAAAGCTGCCGTTGCCGTCCTGGAGAGCCCTCCAATAGTGTGAATAAGCCCTAAACCGTAAAACCCGAAGCCTGGGAGGAATTTATAGTGGACAAAATACTGAATCTTGCGCTTTTTTTCGTCATCTTCGTCATAATTGCGCCTAATTGCCAGAATTTCGCCATTATCTTGACTTATTGTCACCACATACGGAACTTTAATGCCCGTTTCTTCGCCCTCGTCGTCTACCTCCTCGTACCCTTTTAGGTCTAAATCGACATGACATTCCAATAATGAGCAGTCATAGTCGATATTTGACGGTGTAAGGCCGTCAATATTGCTCATTTCTTTCGTTATGTCGTCTTCTTCCGTTTGTGACGGTAAAACGGGAACATCCAGGTAAAAGCCCGATATTTGCTTCTTTCGTAGCTCATTTGCGGGCATACGGATGACTTGGGTGATATTGGGGCAACTTTCGAGGTCATTTGCCTCATAAGGGACGATAAGATGCTCCGCAGGAACAAATTTGCTTACTGCACGGTCGATGCTCTCGTCGTAGTAGACTTTTTTGAAGGTGCTGCCCGCCAAAGGTAGATAAAACAGCATCAGATCAAACTCTGGCGTATATTCATCCATTACATTTGTAATGTAATAGTTCATAAACTCCTTAACGCGAGAGGCTTGTTCCTCTTTTTCCCGTGTCAAAGAACCAAGAACCACGGTTCTTACCGGTCCCGAAGGGGGCAAAAGCTCATTGAACGCCTGCGCCTGAAATTGTGTGGCTGCTTCGGCCAAAAGGGGGTGCGTTACCCCCGTCGCCCCCCGAAAGGGTTCTGTCCTTTCCTCATATTTAAGGCCCAGAAGGCTTAACCCATTAGAATAGGTCTCCTCCCAGTCGCTACGCGAAGCACGATTGGCCTCAAACTCCGACATAAGCTCATTAGACAAGCGGCCAAGTTCACTATCGTCAAGATAGTCCGCGAGATTGGCGTTAAAGTCGCCCTCATCCTCACGCGACTCGTGAGGATCAAAATCGACCGTAGCCCCGCCGTCCTCAGAGAGTTCTATTTCTATCTCCTCTGGAACATCGTCCAGAACAGTAGAAAAAGCGCCAGGGACGGCAAGCTCTACGTCCTCTTCTATCTCAACAAGGTTTGGGTCGTCGCTTTGCCGTTCCACTAACGAAACCGGAAAGGGCTCTCTAGCCATTATTTATCCCACCTTCAAAAGGAGCTACCGCGTTCCTTGACAACAACCGCTACGACAGCCGCCGCTACGCCCACCGCGCCAACCCAAGGTTGACCTAGAAACATGGCCGCGCCAACCAAAATAACCGCACATGCCGCCCAGGAGGAGGGCTCCTTGACACGGTCTACCGCCCATTCACTGACTGTTAACAACATAGTCCTCTCCTTCATTGTTACTGCGAAACGTGGGAGTACCTTCGCCTACCCATGCTCCATACGTGTTAAAATTAAGCCACTCTTGAGCCTCTATATGATCACAGTTTAACCATGACATTACAGCGGCAACGCATTTGTCCTCATCATAAACAGCAACGCATACCTTTTCCTGTCTGCTCCAATGATCTTTTGGCTCATCCGTAATATCCACTAAAGCCTCATCATAAATATCCCTGGGCTCCAACAAAAGAGCTTCAGGGTTCTGTCGAACCAATTGTTTCAGCAGTTTTTTTACCAATAAAACCTCCAACCGTCTTCTTCTTCTACACGATAAGTCGGCAAAAGACCATTCCCCTTCTTCTCCGGCCTCTCCGTTATCTCCGTTATCTCCAGCTTCCCCGACTTCTCATGCTTACACTCGCATTGTTCCGGGGTGCAGTCCTTACACTCGCATTCGTCGCCGCACATCTGGCACAGGCACTTCTTACAGGCC